CACTGGTGAAGTTGTTGCTAGTTCCGAATATAAGACCGTGTACAAAAAAGAAGTTTTGCCGATTGAAGAAATTGGCAATGTAGACCCAGCGTCTATTGTGTCTGTTCGTGAGAACTCCTTTGTTGTCCGACAGGAAGTCGAAAAACGATTGAACTTTGTTCGTATTGACCCGTGCAACTTCGTGTATGACCCACTAATTACACCTTGCACGGACGACTTCTATGAATGTGATAAAATTATCAAACAATGGAAAACTCGCAGAGAAATATTGTCAAATAAAAGCTATGAAATAGACCGTGCTTTGTTTGAAGAAACGTTCGCCCAGCAAACTACACCAAATATGCAAGAACAAGACGAAGCGACTACTTATAGCGTCTATCGTTATAACCAAATAGAAGTTCTTACTATGTTCGGAACGTTCTATATTGGGGGAAAAGCGTATGAAAATTATGTAGCGGTGATTGTTGGGCGTCAATTCTTAGCATATTTTGCACCAAAAGGTATTTATACTCCTGATGTTTATTATTTTCCATTCCATGCCCGTGGAAACGGCGCTCGTGGTGTATCACCTTTGTTCTACATTGCTGACCTTTGCCAAGCAGAAGAAGAAGCATATAATGACACTCGTGATGCAGTAAAATTACAGTTAAATCCTTGTCGTTATGCACCTACAGGCTTCTTTGAAGAAAGTGTTGTTAAGCAAGAACCGGGAAAGGTTATCACATATCGTCTTGGTATGCAAGACCCATCAGCAATTATCAAAGAAACTATTGATGCACAGCCTGCAATTATGACTTTCCAAGAAACTACAAAACAGTTGGAAAAGGAAATCGCTGGTATTGATAATGGTCAATTATCTGTAAAGTCCGAAGCATTGACAGAAGAAGAAGTTAAACGTATTGCGGTTAGCGAATCTTTGATACCGAATATGATTATTAGCGGTATTATGTTAAATATCGTCAGCCGGTACTTAAAAGATTGTGTTGAGATGGTTGATGGTCAAGAAACAGACGGTTCTGTGGTTAAGACTGCTTGGGAATATGCTAATGAACAATTACAGATGCAAAACATCGTTGCTTTGATTGAAAAGATTGGTGCAGCCGACCCAACAATGCCAAAGATACAAGATACTGCTGCCAGAGCATTACAGGCTATGGGTGTAAATCCAACTGACTACTTGAATGATGGTCGCACACAACAGATTATACAGAACTTTGCTGGTTTGTCTGACGAAGTATTGCAACAATTGGTTCAAATGGGCCAACAATTGCAGGTTGAACAGAATAATATAGCAAAAGCATCAAAGATGATGGGACAAATACAAGATGACGAATACCGTAAGGCGTTGCGTAAATCTTGGGAAGAATCTGGTATGATGCCAGAATCTGTAATTGTGCCAAATGGTGATAGTGTAATGGAAGTTCCTGTAACCAGAGTAACACCAGAAACACAAGTTAAAAACAAAACATCAACAACAGCGGATTAAAAATGAAATCATATAAAGAATTACTTGAAGAAACATTAAATCAGCGTCATATCATTGATAATCGTCAAGTGGTTGATGTGGCTGACATTAACAAATCTGTATTGATTGCTTTTCATCAGGCTTGTCTTGATGTTTTGAATATGTATAACTGGGTTTGGAATAACAAAAAAATATTTTATGTTACGCAAACTGACAGAAGTGCATATCCTATGCCTTATGGAATTGTAAGAGGTGTATATTTAATCGACCAAGATAATAACATTTGTCCTTTAGACTACGTAAATTCTTTGACTGCTACAGAGGGATGCCCAACTCAATGGACACACAACTGGGAAGATGAAGAAATTGCTATTTCTCCAGCAGAAAAAGATAATAATCATCAGATGTGTATTGAATATTATGATAAAAACATCGCTTGTGTTGGACCTCGTTCTGATAAAAGATTTATGCACGACTTTGATGACTCTGGCACAGCTGTTGTTGATGGTGTTACAGCATCTACTGATAACCAGTTCTTAAACGTACCAGAAGTTATTTATGATGTGTATGCTCGTTGCATTATAACGTTGGCAAGAGTATATCTTAACGAAGGTGCACAGCCTTCAGTGTTAGCAGACCAAAAAGCTGAATTTGAAGCAGCGAAAAACTCATTATTAGAATACGCAAAAACACCATTCTATAAAGCACAGAGGTTTGAAATATGATGTACAAACTTGAAAATGGAAAATTAGTTGAAGCACCAGCGGTCTGGAAAGGAATTGTTGGTTATAACAAAGACCTTGACCGTTTAGTTGCTGATGGTTGGAAGCCAAAAGTGGTTAAAGGCGAAGGCGAAATTGTTGAATATATTGAACACGCCGACCATATTGAAGAACGTCACAGTGTTCCGCTATACGACTATCGTGCTTTACGCCGTAACGCATACCCAGAACTTGGCGATGTTATAGACGCAATCTGCAAAGCATATGAAGGTGATGACACTGAATTACAGGCAATGTTAGCACAAAGAAACATAGTTAAAGCAACAATAAAGAAAGAACCAGATGCCGATTAAAGTAGAACCTTTTGTGAACCCTTTCCGCAACCTTGTCAAAGAAAACGGCGACAAGGTCAAGGTTATTACACATAATGGAAAAATATACGAACAAGTGGTGCGTAAAAAATGACAACGAGAAATGTAAATCTTTTGTGGAAAAACTTTCGTGGCATCAGAAAACTGAACAGCATCAACTCCGATGTTGAGTTTGGTGCCGATATAGCACACGGCGTTCGCCTTTCAAAAGAAAAGTCTGGGCAATATCGTAGCATAAGGTCTTCTGGCTGGTTCAATGATTTTACAACAATGACAGAAAATACAATAGCGTTGTTTTCTGCGAATATGTCCGGTTATTCCGCGCCAGACCAATTAGTTGCTTTTACGAAGACGGCAGGTGCGATAAATGTTTGGATTATATACGATTCAACTGGCAATAGCACAAAGACACAGATTGCAACGTTTCCGCTGGCAACAGACGTAACTGATGTTTGTATGGTTCAGTGGGGCGACCGTCTTGGAATGATGTGTGCATTTGGTAATTCAACATTGGGTTTTGTATATTATTCTGCCGATACGGTTATTGGCGGAACACAGATGGGAACAAGTAATTTTTATTACAAACTAATAAACGTTGTAGAAACCACTACAAATAAACCTGTGGCAGACATTACAACAATAAAACCATATCGTTCTCGTTTAGCAATAAATGGTGTTACGACATATAATTCTAATGGTGCAGAAACAATTTATGGCGTATGGTTCAGCGAAGCAGGCGACCCGACAAACTTTACAATGGATTACTTGGCAGACGCAACAGACACAAGTGCGTTCTTTGTTGAAACTGGCGAGAAAGTCAATAAGTTGGAAGAATATCACGGGCTTACAGCATTTTGTCGCAATCGTTCATACAACATTACTGGCACAAGCCAGACAGATATTAAAGTTATGCCATTAACTGCAAAAGGCGTGTTTGGTAACGCAACATTTACATTAAACGGAAAATGTGCGTATGTAGATTCTTGGGCGAACAATATATTCACTTTGCGTGATAATATTGACGGCACAATAGGTTTTGATGACCCGATTGGCGATGATATACAAGATTATCTTGACGATATTGAAAACGTAACAGTAAATGTTTGTGGTCGCCGTGTTCGTATGTTGAAATCAACTGGGCAATCATTGGTGTTTGATGTTGATATTGGCGAATGGACAGAAGAATCTTTTACTGAAAATGCTCGTGCAGTTACTTTCTTAAACAAAGAATACATTTGTGATGGCACGACAAAAATATATACAATTATAGACACTTGGGAAGTTGGTAGTCAACAGACACCTGATACTGATGGTTATTATTCACATTATCGCACAAACTTGATTTGGTTGGATTCTCAATCGTCTGTAAAAAGTCATTTATATCCGTTTGCGGTGATTTTAGAGCCACAAACAAGTAATGATTTCTTTATCAAATTGACAACCGATAGGGGTGACTCGTTTGATGCTCGTATAACAAAAGCAGGTTACTCAAATATAGCGACATATTCTAATGACGACACGGTGCCAGAAGACGGTTCGCAGTTTGTTAATGATGACGATGACACTTCTGGTAGAGTATTCTTTGCTATGAACGAAACAGAATTGTTAGTGACAGCAGAACGTCCACCGTTCTGGCGGTATTTGCAGATTGATATTTATACGACTTCTGCTAGCCAGCAATTTAATATATCTGGCATAGAAGCAAAGAACACGGTAATAACAGATGAAATGTTGGAGTATTAAATGATAACACAATTATATGTTTTTTCGCCAGGTTCTTATGTGGTTGCGGACGAGTGGAATGCAAACTTTCGCACGATTTATAAAGCAAACGTGTTGCACAAAGAAGCGATTGACGATGCGTATGATGATTTGGCGTTTCCGACCAGTGATTTATCTGGTGTATATGCCGCGATAAAAAGCAAGCCTAATTCGCACGAGATAGCAGGCAATACGGTTGTGGTGGCACCAGAACAAGAATATTATAAAGTGTTGTCAAACGGTCAAGATTTGGTTATAAATATACCGGCAGGATTAAATGCAGAAGCACGAGTGCTCATACAGATACAGGAAGACCGCAGTTTATTGCCGTTTAGTGTAAACTATTCTGGCACCAAGATTATAAATCATTATGATAATTATGTGTTCCGTGCTGGATACTATTATATAATGATATACGAAACAAACGGGGTTGCCCAAGTAAAACTTATATGGACAGGAGTATAAAATGATAATAGTTCAACAAATAGTAGGAACAGGACTTACAAACTTTATCGTAGATGAAGCAACTTATGCATCGCAAATTGGTGCTGGGTTTTCTAGTAATCAATTTAAATATGATGGTGCAGACTGGAATATTGTTACTCCGGGCGAAAGCGGTGTTGTTGATTTAAATGACTATGGAATATCTTTTACGGGAACCCCTGTCACTGACGATGAGTTTTCTGTAGCACAGTTTTATATGGAAAATCTTTGGGATTTTTATGCAGGCAAAGGTATTAATTGTAATAAAATAAATGAAAATTTTGCAGAAGTACAAAACCAATCGAATACAAATGAAACAGAGATAAATAATATTGCGAGTACCGCACTTTTGAAAGACGGTAGCAATCTTACACAATCTGCTATAGACACTTTCCAACAACAGACCCCAAATATCTTATCTACTGATGGAACAATATCATTGACTGATAACACAGCAAACTTTTTGACACTGACGGGGAACGGCACAATCTCGTTGCCTGCTGTTGCTCCCGACCAATATAGCCATACAATTAGTTTAGTAGTGGCTGGCGGTTCGTATTCATTAGACCTTGGAACAACATACCATTTGTATAATAATCTTGATATAGACACAACACAAACGTACAATGTTTTATATGTCTATAACAAGTTAGACAATCATTGGTATTACAGTTTGACACAATAGGGGGCAAAGATGTTGCAAAAAGAATTTTTTCAGGTTCAGCCGTTTAATCCAAGTCCTTACTGGGACCCTGTGATTGTTAATCTTTCGGGAGCACAGAAGTTTGAAGAAGATACGATTTTTAAGCCAGGCAGATATAGAATAGAAATGCAAGCAGGCTCTGCTCGTTCCAAACTGGCAAATGGATATACAGATATAGGATTTGGTGGAAAAATAGTTCAAGATATAACAGTTGAACAAGATTTTATTATTCGTGCGTATTGTGGCTCAAAATCTTCTGGAACCCTAAATTCTGATGGTCAGGTCGGAATAAATCCTTATAATGGGGCGTTTAAGATAAACGGAGTATGGGCTGCACAAAATGTTTCTGCCGTAAACAATATCTTTGGAAACGCAGGTTCATCTGGGTTATATTATAATCAAATAAGTTGTTCTTCTTCGGGTAATTGTTTAGGAAATGGTGGTGGGGATAGTGCCGCTGCTGGTTCTTGTTTGCATTTATTACCTGTTGGCGGTATTTTTGGAACAGATTATCTGTATGCTTTCCATACAACTGGTGGTGTAGCAGGGATTTTAGCAATCGGTGGCACAGGTGGTGCTTATGGCGGTGGTGCAGGTGGTACATCTTATTCAGGAACGGCGTATTCTGGTGGTTCAACGCCTTATGGAAACGGCGGAAGTGCTAATACTGATGGTAGTGATGGTAGCGGTATAGGGCACGGAAAAAAACACAAAAGCGGAACGAGTGCGGCTGATGGCGCTGCTGCGTGGTTTGACGGCACAAACTGGAATCAATCCGATATGGTAGCAAGCGGTTATTTTGATGGAAAAATATTTGTCAAATACATAGGACAATTATACGTATAACTTATCTAGGACTATTAGGCTAATGCGTATACACTCAATACTTTCACTATCACCAGACGGTAAAGCACTCGCCCAGCAGTTATGGGAAGAGAATATGCACGAACCGTGGGCGGACTACAACGGTTCTGATATGTTTGTTGTTCTTGACGGTGGCGAGATAGTCGGGGGCTTCGCTGTGTATCTTGATGACTCTGATGGCATTGTAGGCACTTTCTGTTCGGGCTGGGCAAAACATCACGCACATGTCCCGACAGACCGTATTATCAAACAGATTGTTAGCAATGTTGGTCCGGTGTATTTTAAGACCGACCAGCGACCTGCAAAAATATTATTAGAAAAAATCGGCAAAAAGGTCAAAACAACAGACCGATTTGTTTATTATATAGTAAAAGGATGATAAAAAATGGGAAAACCAAAAAACGCTGAGGCTGCAAAAGTATCAACAGATTATAACTGGGGTGAATTTGGCTCTGCAAATGCAAACGGTGTCAATTTTAGTCCTGCGGTCAGTCAAAATATTTCAACGACACAATCTGGTATTGGGCAGTATTTGAACGAACTAATAAACCCGTCTTACGACAATGAATCATTTCGTGCCCGTCAAGAACTTATAGATGCGAGCAATCGTCAGTATGCGAACGAATTGGGTGCACAAGCGATGGCTCGTGGTGCTAGGGGTTCTGCAACACAGAATATTTTGAATAGTATTGCTGCAAATCGTAATATGGATATGCGTCAGGCGATGACACAGGAAGATGCTCGTGTTCAAAACATCTTGTCGTCTTTGGCTGGTCTTGAAAGCGGTTATTTCAATATGGGTAATTCTATGGCGAATAATATATTGCAGAGAGCGACTGGCAATCAACAAGCTCAAAATGCTGTTAATATGGCTAATGCACAAGCTCGCAACCAATGGACAAACAATCTGATTGGTGGTGCTATGGGAATTGCTGGTGCAGGTCTTGGTGGCTGGCTTGGTGGATTAGGAGGTAAATAATATGGAAACCTTGAAAAATTTTTATAATGATTTAGCAAGAAGATTAGGTGCTTCTGATATGGCAAAGTCTGCTATTAATAAAAGCCCTGTTGCTAAACTTGCTGTTGCTACAGCCTTTCCACAAGTAGACTTAGAACGCAGACCTACTGTCGCAAAAACTTTTGTTGTTCCAGACTTTGGAGCCGAACAAACTTTGATTGACCCAGAAACTGGTATGGCTCAAGATTATCAACCTACTAATTCTAATGACCTTGATTTAGCGTCTTTGGCGATGGCTTCTAAAAGGAATGTTCCGACGGCGTCTAATAGCGAATTAGAAAAAGCTTTACAAGCACGCAGGGGCTGGGGTTATTCTATGGCTAAAGCATTGGCAGGTTTGCCACAACAAGAAGGTTATGGTTCTTGGTTGGGAAATTTTGGTAAGGCTTTTGGTAGTGCATATTCTGCACCAACAGATGCTTGGGTTAATAAAGAACTTGCTTTGGCTAAAGAAGGAAGAGAAAACGCTAAAGCTTATAAAGATGAAGATATGAAAGCAGTCGTAATGTCTTTATTGGGCGAATAGGGGGTTAAAATGAATGCAATATTATTGAAAGCATTAATAGAAAAGCAACAGCAAAAAGCTAAACAAGATAAGTATGCTCAAGCTTTTAATGCTATAGAAAACAAATATCGCAATGCTATGGAAAAAGCATATGGTTTAGAAAACGCTGAAGATTGGATGAAGGAAGGCTGGAGCGGTCGTGCTGAAAACATTGCAATATCTCGTATTTTAGATGCTATTGGAAACGAAAGAGTTGCACAAGGCCGCTCTGAAATGACCGCAATTAATCCAATGTTGGTTCAATTGTTGCGTAGTCAAGGATTTAAAGATGCGTTTCAGGGTGCACGAGAAGCAGAAATGCAGTTACCAGACGAAAACGACCCAAGGGCAGTTCTTAATTATTTTCAAGCAGTTCGTGAAATGGGTGGTATTCCTATGTCTGCAACAGATTCAAGAATTAAAAAAGCAGAACAATCACAACAAACACAACCAAAACAAAAATCTGGTGGTTGGGGTTCAATAGCAGAAAAATACGGATATTAAAATGGAAGACAAAAACGCACAAGAAGTTTTGAATCAGGATATAACGTCAATCGCTGATGCTTGGCGTAATATGTCTTCTGGTGAAAGAAAAGCACTAGAACAAAACTTTAAAACATCTGGGGACAGAACAAAAGCCATTAGTGAAACATTAAAACAATGGGATGCCGAATTCGGTAGTCCACGTAAAGTTATTGAAATATCTTCAGACCGTGATGTTTTTAATGCGTTAAAAGGTATCTATGATAAAACTGGTGATTGGGAAATGGTCGCTAAAGTTGCTAGATATAATAATATTCCAAAAGAAACGATGGACAAGTTTATCAAAGATGATAAGTTTGTTGATTCTTTGCCAGTTCGTGGGGAAGATAAAGCAGGTGCAGTTGCTCGTGGTGCTGTTGGTAGTTTATATGGCGGCTTATTAAACGATTTAACTGGTGGAAAATATGCCGAAAAATATGTTGATACGGTTCCAGAAGGAATAGATTATGCTGATTCTGATAAATCTCATTTTAAAGCAGGTATAAGACAAGCACAAGCATATGGTCGTGCTTTATCTCAATCTAATCCAAATCAAGAATTAGTTGGAAATTTGCTTGGTGCCGTTGCTCCTATTGGTGGAATTTCAAAAGGCGTACAAGGTGTTAAATTATTTAACGAAGGTACTAAATTAGCAAAAGCAGGAAATTTTCTTGGTCGTGAATTTGCTACGGGTGCTATATATGGTGCACCACAAGCATTTGAAGAAGAAACATTAGAAGATGCTCTTTTAAAACCATTAGATGTCGGAAAAGATTTTGCAATTGCAGGTGGTTTGTTGGGGGGTGCCGGAAAAGTAGTTGGTACTGCGGGTCGTTTGGTTGGTAAAGGTGCTAAAGCAATCGCTGCCCCAAAAGAAAATATAACAAAAGCATTTGAAAAGTTAAAACCATTGACTGAAATGTCCGAAGCCGACATAAAACGTATTGGAACGAAAGAAGGTTGGTTCAAAGACGGTCAAGTTAACGTTACTGAATACTTAGCAAAACAACACGGTATGAAATCTACTGGTACAATAACCGAACTTGCTAAGGTTGCTAAAAACAACCGGGAAGTTTATAATAAACTGAAAGGTGAAGTTGAATTTTTTGACTATAAAAAAGCATTAGATAAGGCAGCAAAAGATGCTGTTATTCCAGATGCACCGTTGTCAAGAGTTAATAAACTTCTTAAAAGTTTGCCTGAAAAACTTGAAAAGTTTACTGACGATATTATTGGGTTCTCAGAAGAAGAAGGTATTAAAATAGCAGATAATATGAAAGCATTTAACAACGAAATAAAACACCAATTACGTTCTATAAGAAATCCTAATTCTATTGAAAAACAAGCAATAGAAAAATATCTTAAAGACGTTGAAGTTGCTAATATGAAGCAGTTTATGAAGTCTAAATTGTCAAGCGAATTAGATGCGGTTGATAAAGCCAAAACATTGGTTGGCGAAGGTTTGAAAAATTTAAGTATTGTTGGTATGGGGCCATTAATCAAATCACCAATACGAGTTATGCAAGATAAAGTTGAACGCAACTATATCCGTCAATTAATGGAAGGTAAAAAATATCGTGAAAAATCACCAGTGATGAGATTGTTACAACGTATTGGTCGTGGTGCAGATAAAGAAATTAATACTGAAAAAATACGTATGCCTGCACGAGTAACTGCGGCACAAATAAATAGAAAAACACAAAAGGACTAAAAAATGGCAAGAGAACCAATGATGATTGAAAAAGAATGGCGTAAAGCCGATGCTGCGATTCGTATTAACGATTGTATGGGAAAAGCCATAGATTTGCAGAAAGAATATTTTAAGTTAATCACGACTTTAGCTGAAGGCGGTTATAAAAAAGCCACAGATACAATGCGTAATTTAATTGCAGACATTAAAAACCATAATCTTATTTTGCAGGCTTTATTGTTGGAGTTTGATGATGGTATTCCTATTGATGAAGACGGAGCAATGAAAGCTTTGAACGATTTGCGTGATGCTATGAGAGATACAGATAAAGAATAAAGGTTGGCACAATGGCAGGCAACAAATTTATAGAACGTTTGAAAGGCCAAAGCACAAGAAAGTCAGTTTTGGAAGTTAAAAACGAAGCGACCAAGGCTTCTTTTGCAAATATGCCGTCAGGCAGTTCTAATGCGTTGCAGGTCTATGATGATGCCCGTGGTGATGCTACAGCTGTATTAAAAGGCACAGAAATATGGAAACTTCAAAACAATCAGTTAGTTGCTGTCAATAATATTTATGGTGACGGGCGTGATTTTACAAGCACTTATACGGTTTCTGGCAATACAACTTGGGTTAATGCGGTTTATACTCTTGACCGCAAAATGATTTTTACTGGTGCAACAAAATGGGTTTTGAAACTTTGTGGACATAGTTTATTGGCAGAAGGTGCAAATACAATAAATTTTTCGTTGCTTATCAAGTTTAATAATAGCCCAATCATTACAAAGAATTTTACTGTTACAGAAAATGCTTTTGAGTTCTGCAAAGAGTTTATCATTGATTTTAATGAAAGCGAACAAACTGCAATAAAGATGGCGGAAGCAGATACAATTACTCTTCAGTTGCTTTGTGCCGATGCCACTGCAAGTGCGACTATTTACAACGGTATGACGACACTGGTTGCTCAGCAAAGACGAGTTGACGGGGAAACGGTTGCTTCTGACTTAAATACTTTTGAAGATATTGAAGTTGAAGTGGCTCAATTGCGTGAAGATTTAGACGATTTAGAAGAATATGTTGATGATACTTTTGTAAGATTGGACGGGAACTCAATAATGACGGGGCCGTTAAAAATGCGTGCCACAGACGATTTCAAATGTGCCATAGCACCATATTGGGATGGTATTGGATTCTTCAAATTAAACGACAACGATTCTGTAACTTTGATGGCAAGTATAGAATATAATTCAGCATTTGAACCAGCCACAACAAACACATATAATATCGGTGCAAATATTCGCAAATGGAAAAACTTATATCTTTCAGGAAAGGCATATGTTGCTACAATCAACAACGGCTTTGATATTGCTGTTCCTGTGACAAATTCAGCAGATACATTGGCTTTAAAATCACAAGTTGACGATGCTGCTAACTCTGGGGAACAATTATACAGCACAGGTGTTTGGTATGCAAAGATGTATGCCGCAACCGTAGTTCCAACAGGTGCAGAATACAACGGAAGAAACTACGCAGACTTTTCACAGGTTGACAGCGATAACAACCCAATAATCGTGATATACGAAGGTCAGGCTGGTATGTGGGTACAAACAGACACAATTACGCCACCATCAAACCACAACGGTTATATGACGATTACAAGCAAAATATGGGATATTGCAGAACAAAGTGGTCAACAGGGCGGTTTAGTGTTATGGTCACATAACCAAAAAACATTCACGCCATACCCACGTATTGTATCGTTTGAAAGCATAAATATTACTGGTGATTCAACAGTGGTAATGCCAGCAACCCCTACAGGAACGAGCATCGTTAATAAAGATTATGTTGACAACAAAGTAAGTAGTTCTATTGGTAATGGCACAATTACATTGACCCAGAGTGGCAACACAATGGGAACATTTACAACCAACCAAAGTGGTGACACAACGATTGCCTTAGACGGCGGTAGTTCTTATCACCCAGACTTGTTTGATTGGAAATGGGCAGACCACCAGTTGAACGATGTCCAGTGGTTAAGAGCAGACACGTTCTCATGGCAAGACGGTGGTGTATATGAAGCAGCATACGAACACTTGGTTGACGACATAGATGGAAAGACACTGCAAAGCGAAACAATCGCAGGAACAACAGTACAATTCTATTTGGCTGACGATGGACATAAGATATGCCCAGACACACAAGAAAGCAACGTTGCAGCGATATACGCAGCGACAGGCGTGGCTTGGTATTATATACTTGATACTGTCAACCAGAGATTTAAGTTGCCGAGAGCGAAACATAACAAATATGCCGATACATTAGGGGTTGCTGGTAATGGTATGACATTAGGTTTAACAGACGGAACAAATACCGGTGGTATATCAAGTGGAGTTTCAAATGACTTAATGCCATATAATGATCTATATGGTGCTAATGTCGGAACAGCACCAAGTGGTGGTTTTTCATTTACTAATAAAGGTGCTGGAATTACAACAGACCCAACAAAATCTGGTATAATAGCACAGCAAACACAAGATACAGACCAGTATAAATATCTGTATTTCTATGTCGGTTCGTTCACACAGACAGCACTGGAAAACACCGCTGGGCTGAACGCAGAATTGTTTAACGACAAGGTTGACAAAGGACACGAAGTAATTGCGTTCCAAGCACCAAACGCAGGAAACAACTACACTTGGTATCGTTTGTATGCTGACGGTTGGGTGGAACAAGGCGGTATTACAGGCGCAAATGTTACAACAATAAACTTACCTATAACTATGAGTGATTCGAATTATGAAGCATTTGGAAATATAATTTATGGTACTAGTGAACAGGCGTGGACAGGACAAGTACACGTATCGTCTAAATCTACCACAAGTTTTAATTTTACTTCTAATTCAAGTTCTCCACGTCAGTGGTTCGTAATGGGTATGGCAGCATAAGATTAACAACTTAACAAAAAGGACAAACTATGGAAGAAACATACGTAGAAATCATTGATGGCGAAGCAGTGGAAAAACCATTGCCACAGCCATTACCACCAACTCACGAAGAAGTCAGCGATGCCAGAGAAAAAGCATACGCATCTTTGGTCGACCATCTTCATTTGAGAAAAATCCGCAAAACAGTCTTGGGCGAATGGACAGAAGAACTGGAAGCAGAATATGTTGCGAAAGTGACAGAATTGTCTGCAAAGGTAAAAGAACTGCACCCATACCCAGAAGATATTATAGACAAACCTGCGGAAGAACCAGCGGAAGAAGGTGAAGAAGATGCCATCGAAGAATAGGCAGAAATGCGAGACTTTTTCTCGTTCAATGGGCTATATCCGCCCTATAAACAATTTCAACATTGGAAAACGTGCTGAATTTGAAGAACGCAAAACTTTCAAGGAAAACATAATTTTTTCTTCAATCAAAAAACTACTAAAAAAAGGAGCATAAAATGCCTTGCGGAAAAAAGAAAGGTGGAAAAAAATAAGTTGACGGGTCGTTTTGACCCGTTGATTTGTTTATTATATAATAAAGGATTATGAAAATATGTTACCAATAAGAATCAAAGCGTGTTCAGAATCAGATTTGCGTATGTTGGGCGACTTGGCTCATAACATACAGAGAGTTTTGCCAGTTACACAAGCCGATATTGATGCGGCAGCCGCACTCGGTCAGGGCTGGGTTGTTTGGAAAGTGGTGGAAGTTACAGACCCACTTGATAATTTGCGTGGCGGAACGCAGTTGGTTATTAAAGAAAACAGTATCACTGCTGGGCAAAACGTAAGACGTGTTTTGATTGTTTCTGGGCCGGGTGGTCAAGTTGTGGTTGTTGGGCCAGATAAAAGTCCATTATTGTTGCCAGATGCCATTGCGGATTCATTACAATATTTGAAAGCATACGGTGATTGTGAAAGCCGTAATTTGCCAGAAGGTTATCAGGAACTTGAATATATTGAAGGTTTGGACAACACACAGTATATCGACACAGGCATCGTTCCAACAACCAATATGAAGATATATGCTAAATTCTCGTTGGCAAGTGGAACATTAACAAACTGGTCACCGTTTGGTTCTAGAAAAACCGCTGGTGGTGATGATGGTTTAATATTCTTTGGTGGTTCTGCTGCCAACACTACTGCTTCTATTAACTGGTTAGATACTGTCGCATCAACGAACAGATGGAAACCAGCGATTATATCTGCACTTGGCGATGTATATGAATACTATCTTGAAAATTCTTTGGCAGAAGTAAAAGTCAATGGCACAAGTTTAGGCACACACCAATTTACACCAGATGCAACTTGCGACCAACCTATTTATGTCAACGGTATGAATAATGCAGGAACACCTTTGGGTCAAACTTCTATGACATTACGTCAGTATCGGTTCACAATCGCTGGTGTATGCGATATGATACCTGCGAGGAGATTGGCAGATGGTGTTTTGGGTATGTATGATACCATAAGAAAAAGATTCTTTACAAATGCAGGAACAGGTTCGTTTATCGCTGGTGCTCCTTTGACATTACCAGAAGGCTATACAAGAATTGAATACATACAGGGCCAATCAAACGCTCAATACATTGACTCGGGAATTGTGCCAAATTATGATATGAATTTGTATTGTAAATTCCAAATTATCGATGGCGCAGATGTTAATTATCAGGCGTTTGGTGTGCGTGATGTCAGTGGTGGCGGAAATGGTGTTTTAGGTTTTGTGAATACAAATACAGATATGGCGTATATGGATTGGTTCACACCGGGAAGTAGATATTCTTTATCAAATCCTGTTGAAGTTAATGATGTTTTTGAATATTTTGTATCTAATAAAACTGTAAATATCGTAAGAAACGGAACGTTAATTGGCACAAATACATTTACAGGCACTCAAACTGTGACTCGCCCATTGTTTATCAACGGTATGAACAACATCGGAACACCAATGGCAGAAAACGGAATAAACCGTATTTTCCGTTTCACAATAGATGGTGTTTGCGATATGATACCAGCAATTCGTAAATCCGACAATGCTGTTGGTATGTATGATATTATAAGAAACCAATTCTTCGCTAGTGCAACAGCCACAAGTTTTACTGCTGGGAGTGTAGTAGCACCAACACCGACAGCACCACAAGACATCTGGTGCAACAACGGTGCTATCAAGGCAGTTCGCCCAGTAGAATACTTGGAAAGCACAGGAACGCAGTATATTGACACAGGGTATCATCCAAACAATAAAACAAAGGTTGATATAAAGGTAAAACTGCTTGGTTCTGCTAGTTCTAATTATGGCGAATTTTTGAACACAAATGACTCAGATTATAGTTTTGGTTTGCTGCAGTTCCCAATGTATAATGAAAAAGAGATTAGATACAATTATTATATCTACAAAAACTATCAACAAGGGCAACCTAATTCATATATCAGTTGTGTAGCAGCAAGTTCTCTGGTAGATAAAATTGTAAGAATTGTGGCTAATAACCAAATCTTTGTATATGATGAAGATGGAAATGTTTTATGTTCTAACTCTGTTGCACAGACACCTTCTTGGACTTTAACAGATACCTCCAAAATCTTTAAGACAGGAAAAAATAACAGAATATATTATATTAAATTCTACGAAGATGATGTTTTAGTTCGTGACTTTATACCAGCACTTGATGCAAACAATATACCTTGTATGTTTGACAAAGTGGAAAGCAAGTGCTATTACAATGCAGGCACAGGTCAATTCATAGCAGGTTATTTGCCAGCAGATTACGAAGAATTGGAATACATACAGGGCTATACTGGAAACAGTAGTGTTGACCCAACAATCAAAGCCGCATACATTGACACAGGACTTGTATTTGACACAACAGTTAATATGTATTACAAAGGCGGTATTGGTGGCTTTAATGTTAACTCTGTATTGGCTTTTGGTGCTAGACCAAACAATGCTTATTCTGGCTTATCAACATATATCTCTGGTTCAGATTTTGTGACCGATTGGGGTGGAACAGATGCTACTGGAAGATGGACACTTACAGAAAGCACAGTTGCTGGCGATATTGTTGAAATAACAACAAATAACAAGACGATGACCATTGCAAAGAACGGCACAGTAATTGGCACAAATACATTTACTGGTTCAGCGGTCAATAATTTGAGTTTCTACTTAAATTCACGTCACGATACAGGTGGTGTGCCATCACAAAGTAGCCCATCTATTGGTCGTGTATATCGTTTCACAGTTGCTGGGGTCTGCGATATGATACCAGTACGCAAACTGTCCAACGGTCATATTGGTATGTATGATTTGGTTCGCAGACAATTCTTTGACAATGCTGGCGAAGGACAATTCACAGCAGGAAAGAAAGCAATACTGCCAGATGGTTATACACAGTTAGATTATATTGAAGGCAGTGGCACACAATGGATT